CTTTGGTGACAACGAAGGCTCTGACGCGACCGGCGATGGGACTGATGCGAGAACTGATGAAACGACAACGCTACAAGCGTTTAGTCAAGCTCGTTTTGACGGTGTTATGCAGTCAATCTGGGAGGAAGGTGGAAATCCTGATACTGTGTACCTATCAGCATTCCAAGTTAACAAGGCTCTTTCATTCACTGGTATGAACAATCAGCGAGCAACTATCGGCGCATCTGTCGGTGGCACAAACGCTGTTGTTAACGCAGTTGACGTTTACGTTACTCCTTGGGGAACTGTAAACTTTATGCCTTCGCGTCAAAACCGAAGTCGTGATGTGTTCATTGTTCAAGATGATATGTTCTGCGTTGCTGTTCTTAGAAACACTAAGAACATGGAGCTTGCTAAAACAGGCGACAGCACACGTCGAGCAATCGTTACTGAGCTAACTCTTGTTTCTAAAAACGAGAAAGCATCAGGCGGTATCTTTGACAACACAACATCTTAATTGGTGTATGGGAGGGGCTAACGCCTCTCCCTTTTTTTATCGGAGGTTTGTTTGAAAGTTAAAGAGATAGTACATCACGACGATGGTGGGGACACACTTACCATTGAGAACGTATACGATAACGATCCAACAATTAAACAAGTTAAACACTTAAAAGATGCTGGATTCGATCAACAAAAAGGCGATAATAGACTTGTAGGCCGAATACCAATGCACATTATGTCGCAGTGGTTAAAAGAGGCTGGCGTCAAATGGGACGATCATAAGGCAGCGCAGGAAGTGATAAAGAGAAAGATATTATCTGGTGACTTCAACAAATTCAGAGTCTGGGAAGGAACGTTCTAGCATGGATCAATCCACCATCAATTTTATACTTGGTGGCGCAAGCGCATTGTTAGGCGCTTTGGCGCATATTATCTGGGCGGCAATCCGCGACTTGCAGAAACTACAAAGCCGGACTGAGCGTCGAGTTGGCGAGATTGAGGTCTTGGTTGCTGGCGACTATCTCAAACGCAAAGAGTTTGGAAAGTTTGTCGATCGAGTTTTTGTTAAGTTAGATTCCATTGACGAAAAGCTGGATGGGAAGGCTGATAAGTGACTCAAACGTTAGTAGAACTTTGGCCGATCATATCGGCGTTAGCGATACTGGCTGCTGGTTTAATTAGTTTTCGCAGTGAAGTTTTGTTGCGCCTTAAATTTTTGGAAGAAAAGATTAAAACTGTTTTTGATCTTTTAAACAAAAACAAATGAAAGACTTTGACATAGCAAAGGCGTTGGCTAGTTTAGTTCCAGTTTTGCTGGCGGCTATGTGGTGGGTCATTTCTAGCATTGGCGAAATTTCATCAGACATTCAGTTGATTCGCGCCAATCAAATGCAGTTGATAAGTCCTCAAGGCGTGATTGTTCCTAGCCCCGGTAATGCATTTGCACGGCAAGATTTAAAAGAAGAAATTCTTGAACACATTCACGATCTTAAAGTGAGAGTGCATTTGTTAGAAAGGAAAGGCCCAGATGGTTAAGAAAGTACATCAAAATCCAAAAGGCGGTCTAAACGAAAAAGGCCGTAAACACTTTAAAAAAACTACAGGCGCAAATTTAAAGTCGCCAGTTAAGTCTGGAGACAATCCTCGACGTGCATCTTTTCTGGCTCGTATGGGCGGCATGAAAGGCCCAGAGCGAGACTCTAAGGGCAAGCCAACAAGATTGTTGTTAAGTCTACAGGCTTGGGGCGCATCATCTAAAGCTGACGCCAAGAGAAAGAGTGCGGCAATTTCTAAACGCAACAAAAGTAAGAAAGGATAGTCATGGCAAAACGTGGACTTTATGCCAACATCAAAGCCAAGAAAGATAGGATCAAAGCCGGCTCTGGTGAGAAAATGAGAAAGCCGGGAGACAAAGGTGCGCCGACAGCTAAGCAATTTAAGCAAGCAGCCAAAACAGCAAAAACAGCCAAAACCAAAAAGAAAAAGAAGAGCAAGAAGTAAAAGCGAAAATGCTGATTATCATTTAAGGACTCGTTACGGAATAACGCTGCCTGAGATGATGGCTCTGGCAGATAGCCAGCAAAACCGTTGTTTAATTTGCAAAAAAACAGGGACTAAGGACGGAATAGACACGCTTTCAGTTGACCACTGTCACGATAGTGGGAGAATAAGAGGTATGCTGTGCAAGCGCTGCAACATGGGGCTTGGGATGTATAAAGACAGTTTTAAAGTGTTAATGAATGCTGGATTTTACTTAATTAAATTTAGAGTCAAACATAGATGCTCGGACTTGGGACAGAAGTTATACTCGCTATTGGTGGGAACCTCGTGGGCGTATTCTCGGGCCTTCTGGCAAATGCGGCGAAGGCGAAGGCGGATCAGCAAAAGTTGATGATGGAACGGCTCGCCTTTGATGTCGAGCATATGAAGGCAAGAGCAGAGATTGCTGACAAAGAATTTAAAGTAAGAACAAAAGACAGGTTCTCGAGCGCAACTCGACGTGTACTTGTATTAGGATTTTTGTCGATGGTTGCATTTATTAGTCTCGCGCCAATGTTTACGCCAATCGATATTGCAGTGCCAGTTGAGAAGTCATCTGGTGGGACTTATTTGTTTGGATTGATTGACACAACAAAACGATGGACAGAATGGGAAATCATTCAAGGCGCAGCAATGTTCCGTTCGTCGTATGATCAGATCATGTTAATGATTTTTAGTTTTTATGTAGGCAGTTCAGCAGTTAAACGTTAAAGGAGATAGTTATGCCAATGGTTGGAAAGACAAAGTATCCGTATACAAAAGAAGGAATGGCTGCAGCAGCAAAAGCCAAAAAGAAAAAAGTAGCAAAGACAAAAACAAAAAAGAAAACAAAGAAAAGTTACGCATAAAAAAAGAGAGCCTAAGCTCTCTTTGCACACTCTGGGCCGATCCCAGACTTGATGCTGTCTGGATGAGTCAGCGCTCGGCTGCATCGGCAGCAACGTCCTTCGTGCATAACTTCGACTGACCAATCGTCAATGCAATCAGTGTCGCTAATTGCGCAAAGTTTCTTTAAAAGCCATTCAAGCGCAATGAAAGATGGAGCCTCTTTATTGCCTTTTTTGCCAGCAATCAATGGGCCTTTGGCTTCTAGTTTGTAATCAACCATCCACAAAGATCTCATAAAGCCAATGTATTGACTAGCATCCCAATCTTGATTGTTAGGCCCAGCAAGAACTCTCACGAAAAATTGGCCTGTGCGAATCTTTTTGCCATCATAATCCTCGACCTGTTTTTGTGTAACTTTGTATGTGAAATGCTTACCAGTCTTTAAAGACTTAATCGTAAAAACAGCGTTACCGCCACGAATAAAATTAAATACGTCGATTCTGGTGTGAAATTTACTCATTTTTTTCTCCTGTATTCGCTCGGTCAACGTGATTGTTTTTTGAGCTGATAAGTAATTATAGCAACTCTGGCACTTTTGTGTCAATTATTTGGCAAAAAAAGCCCCACGCGAAGTGGGGCAAGAGGTGTGACTGGAGAATAAATGAAATACTAACCAAGCGAATTATAGGTCTCGTAAACTCGCTTAACGTTATTATAACCATATTTCTTTGCTAGTGTCTCAACCTCTGATTCTCGATAAGTTTTCCCATCAATAAAAGTAAACAATTGTTCGCCTTTATCCCATTTATTTAGTGCCACCATGTAGTACGGCCCAAACTTAATGTGTTTGATGCGCTTATTAAACTTACGAAGGTTTAAACTAACCATATAGGCTTGCCACCAAGTAAAGCATTGTGATCACGGCCATAGCGCCAAGCGTAATCCCGATCAAACCTATAACGTTAACTTCGGTAAATAACAAGGCATTGCGCTCAGGATCGAGTTGCACTTGATCTTCCAAGATGCGACCAGTCAAAAACAACTGTTCCATTTTTTGTTTTTCAACGTCAGATGGATTCGATGTCCCATTCTCCCACTGGCTAATTTTTGAGCGATTTGTTCCTAACAATTTGGCTAAATCGTCTTGGCGTAAATTTAGTTTTGATCGATTCGCTTTAATGTTTTGGCTAAGTCTTAAAGACTTGGTTAAATTTTTATCAGGCATCTTCCATCTCCTCTATAAAATCTTCAATTTGTAATTTTGCATTTTCAAATCCTGCCGTGATAATAACATTTTGGTTAATACTTTGTAAATAATTGTGCCAGTCCTTCTGTTCTGGCGACACTCGACCGCCGCTAATTTTCTTCATTTCGATCCACAACATCCACGCCGGGACGTACAGGTCTGGAACTCCTCGCATGACTCCCTCGGCCTTTAATCGTGCCGCAGTCGCGATATTTCTTTGACCGCCGTTTGGTATTGCAATGATCCTTATTCCTTTGTAGTTTTTCCGAAACCAACTTACAAATTCTCGCTGCTCAACGTGTTCAGAGCGACCAGTCCCTTTTGACGACTTTGTAGTATTTCCCTTCTTTCCGAAAACGTATTTCATCAGGGCAGTTTCCTTTATTCATTTCAAAACAAATATCATCTAATGACGCTGCATCTAAAAATTGAAAATTAATATTAGACTTGTTAGCAATTTCTGCTAACTTAATTGTAGCCCTATTACCGACAAAACCGGGATGCGTCAGTGGAAAATATTCTGATATGACTGGATCGCTTAACAGCTTAGAGTAATATTGAACTTTCACCATATTCTTTCCACTGGCCCTAGAGGTATGCGTTGACCACAACCAAGATTCTACCGAGAGCGCATTGCTTTCGCTGCCCATTATGTCAATATCTGACAGACGGTACTTTTTTTCTTTTGGCGGTGGGAACTCATATCCACAGTCTGGGCAAACTTTAACAGCTGGCGCAATTAAACTGTCACACTCTGGACAAGTCTTTACTGGCGCCTCTCCAGTGCCTTTACCGGCCTTGTTTGGCGGCTGAACATTTGTGATCGGCCCATGCATCTGCACAACGCCAGCAAAATCTAGCACCAAACAATGATCGGTATGGCTTTTAATGCGCATGCCACGTCCAGCCATCTGCACATACAGCCCGGCAGACATTGTAGGCCTGATCATGGCGATTAAGTCGATGTCTGGATAGTCGAAGCCAGTGGTCAATACATTGGCGTTTGTAAGCGCTCTTAAGCGTCCAGACTTAAAATCGGCAATCATGCGCTCTCGCTCGATCTTAGGCGTCTCTCCGGTGATGCATTCCGCAGGGATGCCAGAGTCCAACAGCAGATCTTTAATGGCGTGAGCGTGGTCTACGCCAGCGCAAAAGAACAACCATGCCTTGCGGTCGCCAGCCAATTTAATCACTTCGCGCACGACTTCCGCGTTTGTGTGCGACTTATTGATTGCGGCTTGCAACTCTTTCTCGATGAACTCGCCGCCTCGACGATGTACGCCTTTGACGCTCAGTTGCGTTCCTGTCAGTTTAGAGCGCAGCGGTGCAAGGTATTTATCCTCGACTAGCGCCTCGATACTGGTTGGCTCAATCAGGTCATGGAATATGCCTTCGTCATCGGTCAGCATACCGTGACCAAGTCTGTACGGCGTCGCAGTCAGTCCGACAACGCGCAGCGCAGGATTAATAATCTTAAGCGCATCGATTAGTTTACGGTAACTGGTATCCGTGTTATGGGATATCAGGTGCGCTTCATCAACAATCATCAAGTCAATATGCCCTATTTCGTGGGCCTTGTTTCTGATAGACTGAATGCCTGCAAACGTGATTTTGCAATGGGATTCTTTACGCCCAATTCCTGCCGAGTAGATGCCAAGCGGTGCGTCGGGCCAGTGCAAAAGCATTTTTTCCGCATTCTGCTCAATTAATTCCTTGACGTGTGTCGCCATTAAGATACGAGTGTCAGGCCATTTTGTTATCGAGTCCTGACATATGGCTGCAACGACGTGCGACTTTCCACTGCCGGTCGGCAAAACAATGCACGGATTCCCGTGCCTGTTAAACCGAAACCATTCGTAGAGTTGATCAATCGCTAAGTTCTGATACTTTCTCAGCATTCAAGTCATCCAGTTTATCAAGTTCATCGGTCACGAGTTTTGCGTATCCTTCTATGTCGAGCCATGAGTCACGAAGGAAGTAATTGCCGCACAAGATACGAGCCAGTTTGTTGCATATCATGTCCAGGCTTTCGTTCATGTAAGCAGGCATCGTTTTGTAGTTTGGCGACTCTCGAATGGTTCGCTTTAAGAGCTGGCTGGTCTTACTGACATAAGTGTAATGTCCATATTGTCCGTGACGCTCGGCTAGTGTGCTTTCTATATCTGTTTTAATCATCCTGATATCTTGCCTCCAAAATTAGATCTTAAATTTCCAATAAACTCGTCTGGACTCAGACAAGCATCCGTATTGCTAACAAGCTCACTGCTTGCAAAACAATCTTTTCCATTGCCGTTCTTAATAAACTGACCGTTAATCTCAAACGTGACAACATTTGGATCTTCGCCTTCCATCCTCGACCAAGGCACAACGTCTCGGTGCAGTATGTGATCCTCGCAGCCTTTGTGCTGAAAATCCTCGGGAATGTTGTCCGCGTTGTGTCTGTTGCACGTCCAAGTGCCATTGTCTTTCGGCTCTGAGTGGGCGCACGTCCGACAATTAATTTGCTTGGTCGGTTTGTTTTCGTGGCAGATATGTTTCGCCGGACACATCTTGCAAGCAAACCAAGTTGGATCGCTCGACAGTCTTGGCGGCGCTTCCATTGACGTCGCAATCCATTCTCCCTTGCGTAGTAAACGCTCGGCAAACTCTTTGTCGAACTCGACGATCTCGGTGTACATTTCGTCGTTGTCCTTGCAAACGGCAACGTACAATGCTTTATGTATTTCTTTTCCAAGCATATACACTTGCATCTGTGCATAGTGCATAGGCTTAGACTCTTGAACGCCTTTCCTCGAGACGGCGTCAAAAGAGCGTTTGTTATGAGTTTTAAATTCTGCTAAAAACTCTTCCATCTCATGACCGGGGACGCCGCTCTTGATCACGCCATCAACTGATCCGCTAACGTGTCCGCCAAACTCAACACGAGCCTGATTGTTGCCAACGTCACGGATATCGATACCGATTGCTCGCAGGTCACTGACAATGGTGCGTTCCTCATCGTGGCCTCGACGGAAAAGGCGGCGGATACGACCGGGGAAGTTTTCTTTGAACGTCCATCTGAATAAGTACCAAAGCGCTCTTTCGCACTTATTTCCGAGCAAAGAGCCGCCCATGTGTCCACGCTGCGTATCAGTTTTCTCTTGGTGGTATCTGTCGATCAGCTCTACAATTTTGCTCATGCGTTCCCTTAAAAAAAGAGGGCCGAAGCCCTCTGTTTATTTAGCCCAAGGCGCGGTCGCACCGTTGGATTTTTTACTTGGCGGCGGCATATCAGATCCACCTTCCATTGGCTTCCAATCTCGGACATCGTTCGAGGCCGCATATTGCTCAGTTGCAGCCCTGATTGTTGCCTTGATTTTTAAGTCCATACCAACCAACTCATCGCTGTCCTTTGGTAAAGCGCTCATGCCGCCAGCCATAGCAATCTGACTTAATTGCTTACGACCAATTGACTCGGCTGTCGCACTTTTATTGTTGATGGTGATGTTGCCAAAAACAACACGTCCAGCGTAGTCACCACCAATTATATCGTACCTGAGCGACAAAAAACGCCCGTCTCCTTTCTTGGTTACTTTAATCTCGGCGCCCATAATGCGAGCGTCGTACCAGCCGTCGGGGATGGGTGAGTAGTCTCGAGGTGAATCGTCTACTACTAAATCGTGGCTATCAAATTCTAAATCCATTTATTTCTCCTTAGTATTTGTAATTGCAAATGATGGTCTGCTCGGCGTCGTTGTAATGGCGTCTAACAGAGGTTTGGTGATGCTCTCGTCCGCGTTGCGCCAGCTCTTCATATCTAACTCTGGCTTCCAACGGAACAAAGTGCTTAGGTGATCCGACAGGCCATGCTCCGCCGCCAGATCTTGTAGCTTTCCAGAATCAATCTTGCGATTCAATCTGGTGGTTATTTTTACTGAGAGATCGCCATCGATAACGCGCGTCGTGCCATCAACACTGTCGTCAACTTTCAGAAGCTCTCGCATCTTGTCTTCTAACTCCCGACGATCTTGTACTGCCTTACGCTCTGTTTCTTTCGCTTTCATCCAGAGTTGACTGGCGGCTTGCAGTCGTACACTTTCCATTACGCACCTCCAATCTTTTTGATTAACTTGCCGAGATCCGGCTCTTCCCATTCATCAAGCGCACCGGAACGATCCTTGGCCTGCCATGCCGAGTCGCCCCTACATTTCAGACCATGCCAGATGTTGCCATCCGAATCTTTCTCAACGCGCAACGCTAACAGCTCGTCAAAAAAGTATGGGAGCTGCTGACCAGTTTTGTTGCCCGGCATGCTCGGGGCGTACAAAATCTTGCCAGTTTCATCCGTCATCTTTTCTAGCTTCGCGGTCATGTAAACGTGCATCGGTAGATCTCGGAACGCACGGATTAAGTCCGTCATTTGCTCCTGCATTGCACCGTATGCCTGCCTTGGATCCTTGGCCTGTTTTTTCTCATGGTTCAAGACAACCTCGGCAATCTCCGAGATTGAATCAAGCGCAACAGATTCATACTTCGATCCGTGATCAACCAGCCAAAGATACGCATGGCGTAGATCAGAATACGATCCAACTTTAATGAACGGTAGATCTGCATCCTTGATACTAAGCAATCCGCCCTCGGCAGAACAGATGATTGGATTTGGTAACGTTTTGATCAGCGTAGTTTTACCTGCGCCAGCTTGTCCATACACCAACAGTTTTATATATGTCGTCGAAACATCCGACGTGTTTTGCACTTCAATAGCCATATGGCCTCCTTATGTTATGGCGGTCTGAAATCAGTTCGCCAGTTAGTTATATTAACAGAGTTTGTCAGGTATAGGTATATATCCGCCAGAATCTACTAATATGCTTTCGTACTCAAAAAACGCTTCATCGCGATGTGCCGGACTTGCCATGTCGAGCAAGGGAAAGTGTTCGCCAATATCCTCAACAATCACCGACTCACCGTCTGACTCAACGACAAATACGCCTGCTTCATTAAAAACGCAATCAAGCACAGTCATGCTTGGGTCTTTTGACGACACTGATATCAGCATGACAATGGTTTTCGATTTGTTGTCCACTGGCGTAAATTTTTTTAGTTCCATAGGCTATATCGTAAACTTCGTCAATTTTTAAATACAAAAGACATAATAACAGTAAGGCTATGATCGATCCTACCACCGCTAAAAATGCGTTAACTAAAATATGTATCCATTCCCTCATCAGTCTTTCTCCCACTTTTCAATCATGACTGGCGTCACGATGTCGACAAAGATTCTAGCCTCTCGGTGCATCTCTCGGGCATACGAATCAAACTCGGTTTCTTCTAACTCGGCGTGATACTCGGCATACTCAAGCAAGTCTGGCAACTCTTTGTTGTCACGAGTGATCAATGCCCACTTGCCATCGACCTTAAGGATCTCTGGTATGGCGTGTTCACGGTCAGCCGCCATTGCTAAAAATAATAAGTTAACTTTAATTCCAATCATTTTGGTCTCCTAATGTCGGTACATTTCGCGCACATCCACTTGCGATTCGTCTTAGTTATTCGGAAACGACCGCCCTCGAGCGATCGATATTGATTACAGTAAGCGCAATGCCGCTCGCCAGTATTAATGGCGACGGCCTCACGCATCTTTTGCAACATGACGTTGTGTTTGCTCATGATGACAACTTGATACTGAAGATAGCATTGTGAGTTGTGTACTTGCCAAGGATGTCTGAGTCGACGCCCATATCCGCGCACAAAGTTTTGTAGTCAACAACTTTGCGGTTGGCCTCAACGTACGTTGCGGTAACTAATGCGCCCTGAACTTTTTTGACGTCGTTGGCCATGCAAAAATCTTTGAGGTTGTCTTTGATTTCGTCGGCTTCTTTTTTGAGAGCAGCCATTTGCTTGGTAAGCTCGCCGAGTCGGTCAACGTTAAGTGTGTTAATTAGATTTTTTTCTGTGTTCATTTTGAATCTCCTGTTATTTTTGTTAGGACTGTCGGCTATTCCGTCTGTCCATGTAGGTTATTATAATGATATTGACGAACAACACAAGCGCTTTAGTGTCGACTTATGAAATTAATTGTTACTGACGGTGGACGAAAAGACGCAGGGCTTCGAGGCAAGTTCACCGGGGATTGTGTGATCCGCTCGATTGCCTTGGCCTCGGGCAGGCCATACAAGCGTATATATAACGATTTCAAGGGCATGATAGCCAATAGGCTAGGATACATCCCAGAGGACGGCATACTGACTCAGAAACCGGCCTTCAAAAACTACATGATTGAGTCTGGGTTCCGCTGGAATATTACCTGCCGCATTGGCTCTCGTGACAGAGTCCATATGAACGCCGCCGAGCTGCCAATAGGCAGGCTAGTCCTATCGCTATCGAAGCACTACAGCTGCGTTATCGATCATGTGATCCACGATACATACGATTGCAGCAACAATGGCACTCGGATGGTGTATGGATTCTGGTCTTTTGAAGAAACTTGATTAGCTGAGTTTTTTTGTAGTTGTCGATCTCGAGTCGACGTCGATATTGTGCGTACATATGCACCTCCCTCGGTTAAAAGTTAGGCGCGTTCCTTCGACTGGTGTCTACTTCCGTCCGTTAGGATGAACGATGTCGCGATTGTAATCCAAAAAAAAAGCCGCATCAAGCGGCTAATTTTTCTAATTGATTGTTTAAGAATTTTTCGCGAAGCTCCGCATAAATACTTTGCCATTTTGGGCCATGCGGCTTTTCAGCAGGATCTTTTCTTACTGGCCCTCGATACCACTCTGGGCCATGCTCGTGACGCTTTAAATTATGATGCCACCAGTGGGCAATTTCGTGAGCGACAACTGCCAAAGTGCATTGCTTACTTGTCCCGAAAAATTCACCGATGACAGGATCGTTTGCAATCGATTTGTACTCACGAAATTTTTGAATTTTATCAGCGGCATATCGATCAGAAATACTAATGCCTTTTCCGCCCCCCCAACTCCGACCGCCAGTTTTTGTTTTAATGCGGCAATCAAAATCATGACCATATTTTTTGTTGAGATAACGAATCATTTCCTCAGCTTGATCTTGAACGTACCAGATATATTGCACGTTAAGATTTTTGCTGCCTTGATAAGTGATTTTCATTTGAAGCTCCTATAAAAAAGGCGGTTAGAAGAAATTTCTGTTTGCCCAATACAGACAGTATACACGAACCAGCGTACAACTCAAGCACTTTCGTAAAAATAAATAGCACAAAAGTGTTGACGTG